ATGGGGTTAAGTATGACTGCACAAACTGGCATTTTATTGGAACACTGCAAAGCGGCAATTTTTATTGAAGCAAAGATTACAGATTTTTCAACAGTAGCTCAATCTTGCAAAGATTTAGTCAAAGCAACAGAAGCCTTACAGCAGCAATATCCTGATGCGCGTCTTTACAGCATTGTCGCTTTTGGTAATGATGCTTGGAGAAAGTTATCCAATCAGGTTGATGCCACAGAATTAAAATCTTTTACGCAATTAGGCAAAGGCAATTTAGCAGCACCGGCAACGCAGAATGATCTATTGATTCATATTCTTTCATTGAGAAATGATGTAAATTTTTCTCTTGCACAGCAAGCGTTACAAATTTTTGGCGATGCCATTGAAGTAATAGAAGAAACACACGGTTTCCGTTGGGTAGAAGAACGAGATCTTACCGGCTTTATTGATGGTACTGAAAATCCGGCGGGCGATGAATTGCGTAGATCGATTGGTTTGGTAGCTGATGGCATCGATAAAGATGGCAGTTATGTGTTTACTCAACGTTGGGAACATCAGTTGGATAAATGGGCAAAATTGGATCAACATAAACAAGAACAAGTGATTGGACGAACAAAACCGGACAGTGTCGAACTTGATGATGTGCCGCCGACTTCACACGTTGGACGTGTTGATTTAAAAGAAAACGGTAAAGGACTTAAAATTATTCGCCAAAGTTTGCCATACGGTACAGCGAGCGGTAAGCACGGATTATTTTTTATTGCTTACTGCGGCACATTACACAATATTGAACAACAATTATTAAGTATGTTTGGGGAAACTGACGGTAAAACAGATCGTCTGTTAGGTTTTACAAAGCCTGTTACCGGCAGTTACTATTTTGCGCCTTCGTTGGAGCGTTTATTAAATTTGTAGTGCAAAAGTTATTCTGGCGGCAAGTGATTGATAACTTTAACTTTCATTTTTCTCACTTTCTGCTAGAATAGCCGACAATTTGGGGCTGATCTAGGATTCGACGGGATTAGCGAAGCCCAAGGTGCATGTCGAGGTGCGGTAGGCCTCGTAAATAAACCGCAAAACAATAGTCGCAAATGACGAAAACTACGCTTTAGCAGCTTAATAACCTGCGTAAAGCCTTCTCTCCCTAGCTTCCGCTCGTAAGACGGGGATTCAAGAGGAGTCAACTTAAACGAGATCGTGTGGAAGCCGCCGTTTGAGGATCGAAACACTAAATTGAATCAAACTAGCTTAGTTATCGCGTGTCTGTCCGCAGTGATTGAGTGAAATTAAAGACTAGACTAAACATGTAGTGCTGAAGGTAGAGGAATTTCGGACGGGGGTTCAACTCCCCCCAGCTCCACCAAATTTGATATAACAGTGATACAACTATAATAATAAAAACAATGATTTATGAATATAGGCATCATTTTTATATCACTGTAATACAACCTAAAATGATCCGCAGATGATCCGCAGGATACTTTAATATCAAAAAAGAGGGTTAACTACCCTCTTTGCAAGATCGCAATTAAGTCATTTGGACTAAATCGCCATGCTTCTCGATACCCTAAGCATTCAGCACACCATTCTGAGCAGAAATATTTATTTCTAGCTTGTCTAAATTTAAGCACAACACCTATCGCTCCAAACCAGTCATAACGTTTACCAGCGGTTGTTAAGTAATACTTCATAACTAACTCTTTACTGATATCTAACTCAACTAAATCCCACTTATCTGACGGTAATTCCATTTCTTTAACGCGTACGCCACCATCACGTACACTAGAAGAATAACAACGGTAAAGACCATTGTCTAATTTGATTGCAATCTCACAATGTGAGTAATCCCCTTTTGTTACTTTACGTGTTAGCCAATCACTAAATTTAGCTAACAAATCAAAAGGGCGGTTAATTGATTTCCGCCCTTTGTAAAATGCTAAATACACTTCCGACATTACAGCACCTCACCAACTTTTCTAATCTCAAGCACGATTTGCGCTGCACGCTCATTAACATCAAATTCTGTTGTAAGCGACTGTAGTTCGTATGCGCGCATTCTCAATTCACCAATTCTGTTGACCGCTTCTCGCATTGCACTAGCTTGTTTAATAATCAAATCTGTTGCTATTTTTGCGTCAATGCCTGCCGGTGTAGCAAATGCAGCAACTTGTCGCGGAACTTCTCCAGCGTAACCAGCTTCTTTGTATGCGATAGCCTCCGCTTCTCGTAACAAATACTCTTGCGCAAATCTATCTTTTGATTGATAGACTTTTGCTGCCTCATCATTGATAAGCGATACTGCTTTTGCTCGACACGCTGCAAGTGTCAACTCTTTTGCTTCTTCGCTCATCACCCAGCCTTTATTCTTATCAAAAACAAAGCCCTCTTTCGGACGATTCACCAATTTAAATTCACCATCTTTTAACTCAACCAACGTTTTGCCATCAAGCTCAGCAATATCGTTAATAGCGAATGTGATGTAATCTGTCATATCAGAGGGACGCTCAGCTAGATAGACGAGCGGTGTAGATTGAGCAATTGATTGTTTTAATGCGTAAATATACATTGTACTCTCCATTTAATTAATAATACACCAGCCTTTGTTAATTGCGATTGATTTATCGCACGCTTCGGCACCGGGTGTGTTTGTAATCGTGATGGTCGGATAATCTGTAACTGTGGCTAATGTGCTAAACATCTTGTTTAAATCGTCACTACTCATGCTTGTGTTAGCTACGCTAAACGATACCCTTGCACCTTTAAGTTCAACCACCTTAAGTTTTGAGCATCTATTAAACATATTGTCAAAGCTAGTTGCAGATGATGCATCAACCCTGACTCTTATGAGAGATGTACAACCATCAAACGTATGCGAAAAGTTCTTACACTGAGACCCAAAATTCATATTATCAAGACTTATATCACTTAGTGATGTACATCCTGCAAACATATAACTTGCGTTATTTACATCACTAATTCTACAGTTAGAAAAATAGTCTAATGCTTTGCAATTAAAGAACATTTTTGTTGCATCGAAATCTTGCGTGAAGTCGAAGTAGACATTTTTGATTGTTCTTGCGTTAATATTTTCAAATGCGGACACAGCTGAAGACGTGAATACCGAAAGTACGTCAATATTGCAGCCCCACCCTTCAAATGCCGAAACACTAGTATTTTTTAATATTGCATCGCAGTTTGTATCATCACCGTTTAAGTAAATGGTTAACTTATCGCAAACACAGCCATTTAAAAGACCTTTTACTTCACCGCTAACCGTTGATGTAAAAATCACATTAGACGGTCGCAATGGCCGCTGAGCATCAAAAGTTACATCTAATGAATTAGATTGAAAACTAACCTCATCACTATCTGCAACAAAGTTAATCACTACTTTCTTTTTAGATTGTGGTAAAACAACATCAAAAACTGACGATATGGTTTCAGGTTTTGTTGGCACGAGTCGCACTACGAACGTTTTTGTGTTAACGGGTAGTTTTTCATACTCCGCATTCAGCGCTAACATTTGTTCGTTGATTGGGATATCGGAATCCGGGTCTATGATGACGTTAGTGATATTGCCTGTGTTAAGCGCTTGTATCTTGGATGGGTACTGCTCAAAAGTGACGCCGGTCATATCAATATTTTTTGATATTAATGCTTGACGTAACTCATCTTTTGTTAACTTAATTCTTTCAAGATTTTGTTTAAGACTCATTCAAAATTCCTTCAGCTATCGCGCTTGCACCCTTCACTTCTTGCTCAAGCGCTGTGATACGTTTGTTAATTTCGTTTAGCGTCTCTACCGGTATTTCGCCTTTCTCACCCTTCTCGCCGGTATCGCCTTTCTCACCTTTAAAAACCTCACCGGGCAAAATAGTCACTTTAATCTCTTTTTGTGTCACTAAATCCATTCTCACTACTCCGTTACATCTGGCTCTATGATGACTTTCCCTCGCACCAATGTTCGCACGATATCATTTTTCGTCATTTGTAAGTCATAGTGCCATGTTGTTGATTTGACATTTTTAGTCAATTGATGGCTAAAAATTAACTGCAATACGTTATCGCTCAACACATTAATGCTATTATCTGTTGTTGATAACGTGATTTGCTCAATATTGAGCTTGCTTTTCAGCGTCATTTTTAATTCAGCCTCTTGCAAACTAAAATTAGGTAAGGCTTCAATTCGTACAGTGAAAATCGTGTCATCACCTCGATAAATTTTAAGATCTTTAATATCCATAAGTTCTCCTAATAAAAAACCCAGTCTAATGACTGGGTTTTGCTTATTTTGATTTTCCACAATCTACGCCACAATCTGTTCGGTGGCTTTTAAATGCTCATAAATGCGAGCAAGCATAATTTCATTCGGGGTTTTGCCCACATCCTCCTCTGTGAGTGGTTTTTCCGTCAGCATTTTTGCCGCCTCCGGATCGATATATTTATATTCGCTAATCATCGGCACAAAGTCGATGATTTCTCCTTCACTATCTTCGCCAAAGCCAAGCACATATTTGGCATTAATAGCCCCATCATCTGAAGTCGAATAGTTAGCAATGGCTGAATAAACGGGTTTTAAGATTTTATTAAATGTTGTCATTGTGTTTTCCTTTTTTTTCGTTAATAAAAATCGCCGTAAAGTGTGATAACACAATAACGGCGATGGGAGATAAAACCACTTTCAAGTGTGAATTGTTTTTGCTGTTCCGGTAATTATAGCCTCAATGGTTATCGTGACAGTTTCATCATTAAGCCTTGAACGATAAGTAAAGGCTAAATGCCCTCTTATATTTTTTCGCAGTAAATAGCTGCTGATATTCAGGTTATAACCAAGAAACGTCCCATTGAACCAACCCACCTCGCTTTTAGCCAAGTTTTTATTAAAGACTGCTTCGCCATTTAATCTCGCCTCTTTAACGGTGTCGTCCCTAAAATTGGAACGTATACTAATCAATCTATCGGCTTTAGCCGGTTCAATGTAAATATTCATTGTCTTTTGATTGTTTATTTTCGTCTTTATTTTATGTTCAAATCTTTCATAAATTCCCCACCCTATCAACTCTGTAACCTCAAGCTGCCCGGTAAATTTTCCTGTTGCCCCTTCAAGCCTTGTCCCACGAATTGTGCCGCCATTAATGGTGGTGCCGGTTATGGTCGTACCACTGATAGTACCGCCTTGAATGGTGTTTCCCTCAATACGAGTACCAGTAATCGTACCTGCCGTAACCTTACCCAAATTCGCACTAATCGAAGATAAATTGGTTACTTTCAATTTATCGGCAGAAATAGTTTTTGCAGCAATATGGTTTGAGGTGATGGCATTTGCCGCAATCTTGCTGGCATTTATCGCCCCTGCTGCAATTTTCTCTGCAGTAACAGAATTAGCAGCAAGTTTTTCAGCAATCACTGTGCCAGTTTTAATCGAACCGCCGTGGATCACGGTCACACCGGTCGGGCGCCAAGGGCTAGGTGCGCGTGTATATTGCGTACACTCTTCCAGCATCGGGCGGCGTAACACGGTGAGCGTGTTGTCCACATTGGCTTTTTTATGCTGACCGAAAATACAGCGTGCCGTGCCGCTGGCAGTCACTTGAAACTTCATCCAAATGCGGGTGGTGTCTTGTAAACCGTTGGTATAACTGGACGTTGACGTGTCGCCAACACCGGCACCGCTATAACTCCGGCTAACATTGGCAATCTTCAGTCCGTTTTGAGGCTCAATGTTCACACTCACATAGCCACGGTGAGCCGCCACAAAGCCGGATAACAGATACCAGTTGCCGGCAACCAATTTAATATCTTGATAAATGCCGCCAAAGCGTTGTTCCGGCAAAGTGGCACTCTTCATTGAGGGTTGCCAACGGTATTGATTTTCACCGGCGAGATACTCTTTGCCTTGCCAGTTGCCTTCGCTGTTGTTGTTAATATTGATGCCGCTGTTGGCATTGACCACATTCGTGTTTTGATATAACGACCACCCGTCCGCATTATTTGCAAAAATCGGGTTATAGAGCAGATTGCCGCCTAAGCCAATCGCCAATTTGTCCGCTGTCAATTCACCGGCGGCAATGTGTGTTCCCCGAATCGCACCAGCTTGAATGCTGCCGGTGGTTACGCTGTTGGCTGCCAGTTTATCTGCAGTAATGGCATTCGCTCTTAATTGCTGTGTACCGACTGCTGCCGCCTGTAGATGGTTGGCGCCAATGCTGTTGCTAGCGATTTGGCTGGCACTGAGGGTGCCACTTAATTGTTGTGTAGGAATGCGTGCGAGTTTCTCCGCCGGAATAACGCCATTGATTTGATCCGGCGTGATGTTGTCAATCTCCATCGTGGCGTAACGCTGCCCATTCCAAGTGTAAAAACGTTTATCCGCCAAATTGTAGATCAGGTTAACCTGTTGAAATTGCGCCACATTGCCGAGCGTTTCCACCACTTTCACCGCTTCCAAACCTCGTGCGGCAAAGCCGGTGTCGATCACCTCATTGACAACGTTTTCGCTTAGCTCCTGTTGCAATTCGTTCAAGGCTTTTTCAATGTCGGCACTGGTTTCGCCGCGCAAGCCTTGCATTTGGTATAGCGGCCCCACATTTTGTCCACGTGTATGACACAGCCAATAATAGTAGACACTGTTCGGTGCAACGGTGTGCGCATACATTCGGTTGTCGCTCACTTTCACTAAGCGTTTTGCCGCCATCCAGTCGTCTTCGGTCGCAAAATAAATTTCTGTTTGCGTGAACTCATCCACATAATCCCACTCAATCAGAATGTTTTCAATGCCGCCACTGACCATAACACCGGTCGGAATCGGTGGCCGGTCAATGGTAAAGGTTTTTGTCTTTTCACTTAATACTCGACCTTTATCATCTTTGGCAATGATAACCACGCTATAATTGCCATTCGGCAGATTATCTAATTTCACTTCTGCCGTTTTTTGCCCAATATAGCTTTGATACAGTTTTTCGCCTTGATAAATCAAAATATCATAACGTGTAATGATCGCATTGCCGGCGGTCACTTCCGCATTGATCACCACGCCTGTGCCACTAGCAGTGTTAATCACCACATCGGTGAGTTGCGGCGCGGAATATAATGTTTTCGACACCGCTTCAAAATGCGCACCGTTATCGACAATCGCCTCTTTTTGGGGTTCGTGTTGCAAGGCAGTAATGGTGTAGCTGCCGTTTTCATTTTCACTGATCGACACCGCGCGATACAATCCGCCACGCACTGCCGAGGTTGCCAACGACCACACGCCAAATTCGGTTAAGCCGGTTGGGATGCTGTCTAAGGTGATAATGCTGCCATTAACGGCTTGAATTTTGATAGTCTGCTGTTTCGCTTCAGCATTGATATAGCTGAAATAACTTGCGCCGTTTACGTCAATTTCCCGATCTAACGTCACTTCACGCCCTTTCACAGCCAACACACGTCCGCCGATATTGGTGCCGGCGTAATGATTGTCGGCAACGCGGATAATGTCGCCTGGTAGGTGCATTAAGCCCTCACGCCCGACTGAAAACGTAATAGTTTCTTTCTCTAATTTTTCAGTTTCTAAAATCCAACGTCCTAAGCGATAAGCTTGCCCACGGCTGGTACAGCCAAACGCTGTCACTTTTTTTACGTTAGCCCCGTAACGCTTTACTGATTCATCGTCTGACACATACTCGATTTTTTTCTCAAAAAAATCGTTTTTATCGAGATACTCAACGTGGATAATATTGTGACGTGCTTTTAACGCCGAATAACCCCGCTCAAATTCGCCATTGACCACATTGGCATTGGTGTACGTCCACACGGGATCACTTGGTCGATCCTGAATAGCAGTTAGTTGCTGGCCATTCCAGACGGGCATTGCTCGGAAGATGGAAGCTAAGTCGTTGATTAGGTCATAGGCTTGTCGTTGCTCAGTTAACCAGCAATTACACGTCATACGTGGTTCAGTACCGCCAAAACCATCCGGCACACTGACATCACAATATTGTGCAATCGCGTATAACGCCCATTTATCTACACCAAAATCACCTAGACGTTGCCCCATTCCGTAACGTTTGTTAGTCATTAAATCGTAAAAAATCCACGCCGGATTATTCGTCCACGCAATTTTAAAACGTCCATCCCATAAACCGCTGTAACTACGGGCAATAGGGTCATAATTGCTTGGTACTTTCACTTTAATACCACGTACTAAGTAATTGCGCTGCGGTAAATTACTGAAATATTCCGAATCAAACATTAATCCCGCTAATGCGGTATTAGGATAAGCAAACTCGGTATCAATGATTTCAGTATAGCTTGACCAAATTGTCACATTCTGTAACCGCTGTTTTTCGCTGTCGGCAGTTAATCGCTCCACTTTGATTTGAAACGGCACTTCTGGCAGATTGTCGATCACCATTTGACGTAAATATTGGCTGCTGTATTTGCCGTTAAAATTGACCGGATATTGCTGATGGCCAACCGTGACCACTAAATCCACTCTCGCCGCCACGGTGTCACCGTTATCTTTTTGTTGAAACAAGCTGCGTACACCAAGCGTTAAACGCAACCTTGTGACTTTGGCATCGGTCACTGTGCGAGTCAGTGCGATCGTTTGCTTCACTTCAGCGCCAACCCCAATTTCACGTTCTGAGGTGTTGAAACCTCGCATAATCGCTTGATCTTGCGAACCGATTGTGCCTTGCAACTCCATATTTTTAAAGTTGTAACTGCCATTAGCGTTCTGTATCGGCGTTTTATCTAGATAGATCGATTTGACATTGTCTTTTAAACCTTGAATTTCTCCTTCGGAAATTACTTCAACAATTTTAATCCGTTGTTTTGAGCGACCGCTTTCCGGTGCTTCATACGGCGTATGTCCGCCACCACCACCTTTTCCCATCTTAATTATCCTTTTCTAAATTTGCCTTTCTTCGGTTCGGTTTTCTTTTTCATCTCTTCATCCACATTGTAGGTTTCAATCCCCTGTGAAATGATGAGTGAGCCGGTTAAAATTTCCCCATAAGCTAACGGCACCGGTCGCCCTTGTGCCGACAAATTACCCAAATTGCTAAACGAGGTGGATTGCTTTTTCTCCTGCTCTGTGCCGACACTGCCCATTTTCGGTTGAGGGGCTAACATTTGTGAAATACCGCCCAACAACATTGCCGCACCTAACATTAATGGCATTTGTGCCGCACCGGCTAATAATCCGGTTCCGCCAACCGCTGCCCAGCCTAACGGGTTCCAGAATGCCAAACCGATCAAGGCAACACCTAACACTGCACTGAAAATACCGCCACTTTTCGCCCCTTTAATCACCGGCGTAAGATGCACCACGGCGTTATCGTTTAATTTGTAGAGCATATCTTTTTCCAGCGTTGCGGTGGTGACCAGATGTTCACCAATCCGCACTTTGTAATACCCTTGCTGTAAGGCTTGTCGGAAACCGACCAATTGCCAGCACAAGGCGCGGATTGCTTCTGCGGTGTCTTCCACCGCTAAATCGAAGGCAGTGCCAAATCGTTTAAGATTGCCGTAAAGTTTAATTGTTGCCATTGTTGGTATCTCCAAATGCTGTGTGTATGTTTAAGCCAATAGCCATCGTATAAATCCCGTTTTGATAAGCGTTGTGGGCTGTGATGTAGCACCCAGTTGTCACCAACATAAATCGCGGCGTGATTCGGCACATCCGCCCCCACTTGCATTAAAATCACATCACCAAGTTGCGGTTCGTCCACCTGCTCAAAACCGTGTGTGGCCATATTGTCCAGATAAAGATTGCTGCCCTCGTGCCACCAGTCGTCCGCGCGTGCGAAATCAGGGAAATCCACGCCCGACAACATATAGGCATCACGAAATAGGCTATAACAATCGCTTTCACCGTGAACAAACTCACGCCCTAACAGCGGCTTGATATAACGGAATTTATGCACGCTTTCATTGCAAACCAACCACCAATCCAAACCGGACTGTAGCTGCATTTGCCTATCTGCTGTTGATAAAATTGGCTTGCCATTCGGGTGAGAGTGAACAATTGCGACAATGCCGTCATATTGATTAGCCTCTAGATAGTCATCAGATGAAATCTCAAAATAATTTTCGGGGTCATCTGCAATATTCTCACTCGGCAAAAAAACTTTTTTACGTCCTTTAAAAACAACAAAACCGCACATTTCGTGCGGTTGTTGTTGCTTTGCGTGCTTAATAATATCTTGTTCTAACGTCATGTACTTATCCTATTTTATTCACTGACGGAAAACCACCAAAATTCAGGGTATTATTCCGCATTTTGCAGCCGGTTAAACAACGGCTGCATTTATCTTTTTTCGGATCACCGGTCGGCATATCCTTTTCATCCGCCACCGGCGCACCGTTATAACCGCATTCACTGGAACGATAAATCCACGCGCAGGTGTCTGCCATCATCATTCTTGCCGGCAGATAAGCATTGTCGGTTTCGGTCGGCAACGCTAGCGTAAAGGTGGCAACATCCTGTTTTAAACTGCTTAACTGTTCAATGATATAAAGGCTGACCAGTTCTTGTGTTGGATCCGCCTGCGGATTGCCCTCACGAAAATTGACGGCATCAAGATAATGCAGATAGACTTGTCGTCGCCGCACCACTGCCCCTACCGCTTCATTAAAATCTACGGCAATGCCGGTGATTAATCCTAACAGATTGGAAACAGTTAAGGTCGGGCGATTGCTCGGTCCATTGCCGTTTAACTCAAAACCGCCGGCTTTGATCGGATAGGCTTTATAAGTTTGTCCTTGCCACACAATGTCTTGATAACGCTCATTTGTGCCGGCATAGAAGCGATAAATTTCGCCTTGTTCACCTTGTCGGTTCTGCAAACTGCGCATATCCACTTCGTACAGCTCAATCAAGGCATTTTGTTCAATTTTGCTTAATTCAAGCTTAAATGCATTGCTCATTGTTTGTGGCATTATGGCACTTCCTCAAATTCACAACTAAATTCACTATAGGTTTGGTTCATTTCAATGCGCCACTGACCGCACACCACTTTTTTACGACTTTTTGTGAACGGGTCATTAAAATAAAAAGGCTCAACGCCACCGTGTTGAGCCAAGAACGCATCCACTGCCAAACGTTCCTTGTTTTTCACTTTTACCGTCACCGGATAACGCCGCAGCAAGCTATTTATGCCAACTTTGGCACGCTGGGCATAACCATCGCCAAACTGCACCACATTGCGGCGTGGTTCATTTTCAATTGTGAGCTTTGGCCGCACACACCATTTAAACGTTTCCATTAGGCAAAGGCTCCTCCGGCTCTAAAATTGGTTTGTAACATACTGCTTGCCTCCTGTTTAGCAATTTTTCGCATTAACTCCACCGTCACTTGCAACTGTTCGCCTTGCTGTTTTTGCGTCACTTTGGCATCCACCGGCTCCCCGTTGTTGATTACCTTAATACTGACATTGGCATTTTGTGTTTTTGATTTCACCACTGGCACTTTCGGCACAGCCACACCGCCACCGTTGGCAAAGCCTCGTCGGGTACCGTAGTTTAAGAAGTTAAGGTAATCCACCCCCAATCTTGATGTCGCTTCTTTGGTGATGACGTATTCACCTTTATGCACGATACCCGCAGGCGTGTATTTACCGCCTAAACCGGTGAAGCCACCGTTATCAAAGCCGACTAAACCCCCTTGGGAAAAGCCCAACAATTTCCCAAAAGACGTGCCACCAAAAGCGGACTCAAGCGCCTTGAACACCATCATTTTCATAATCATTGCGCTAATATCTTTGATGATCGACTGTGCTAAATCATTAAAATTTGCTTTCCCTGTCAATACAAAATCGGTTAACGCATCTGACATTCCGCCAAGGGCATTTTGTGTAATCTGTGAAACATTCGCCATCACATTATTGGCAGCCTCCCCAAATTTCACGATGCCATCCTGCAAACCGAGCAACGGATTAGACTGTGCTAATGCTTTTTGTCTTTCAATTTCCGCTCTACGCGCTTTTAGCTTGATAATTTCCGCATCTAATTGTGCAGCATTCTCTTTTGACATCCCATTTTTAAGGCGTGCGGCTTCCAGATCTAATTGATGGTTATACTGAATTAAATCCTGCTCTTTACGTGTTTTTCCCAACAGACTTAATTCAAACTCCATTGCATCAAGCTGTTGATTGTTATTAATACCGAACTGTGCAATCGCTTTTTTCTGCGTTTCGCTATCAATTTGACGCGCCATTTCCTTCAGTTTTGCGACACCTTCCACACCGTAGGCTGCATATTTTTCTGCATTGGCGGTGATGTCTTGTTGTAGTTTATTAAACTCTTGATATTGGCTAGGTTCACCGAACAGCTTAATATCCTCAGTATCAGCTCTTAGCTGTGCAATGCGGTTTTGCATATCCGTTAACTGGTCGGTATATTGTTTAACGTAGTCTGTTTTACTTCGACCTGATTTATTAGCACTTTCAGTAGCTAATTTAGCACCAACATAAGCCTCAATAAATTTACTCTTTGCCTCTCCTTGATATCCTTTTCGTAAGGCTTCTTGTTCTGCATCATGAGCATATAATGCTTTACCTTTTAATCCTGCTCGAGTTTTATCAGCAGCAAGTTTATTTAGATCTTGTTGTAACTTATCATTGGCATAACCTACAATCTTATCTCCCTGTTGAAATGCTAAAATACCTTGTCCAGCAAACATAGAAAATAATGATTGTAGCTTACTCTTTGTATCTTCAGCTGTCATACCTAATTCATTTAATGACTTACTGAATAATAAAGTTTTATCTGTCACATCTGGTGTTTTATCAACACCAATTCCAAGCAACTGATTATAATAATCACGGGTATTATTATATCGCTCATTAGTTGCTTCTAAATCCTGCATTGACCGATCTAAATCCGCATTAATATCGATAAGTTCATTTTGAATTTTCTTTGTTTTTTCAGCGTTGCTATTAAATGAATAAAAAGAATCTGAACCATAACTAAAGCTATCATTATTTTTCAAATTTTCTAATTGAGAATTAAGCTCAGCAACTTTACGTTTTTGCTCTTCAATTTTCTTATTAAAAGCCGTTTTACTTTCTTCTAAGTCTTTTAATTGTTTAGCTAAAGCCGCTGCTGACATTCGCTCTAATGCTTCTTTACTTGCATCAATCGATTGAATGTAATCCCTCGCTTTTTGAGTAGCTTCTTCTGTCGCATCCGCAGTTGTAAACCAATAACCCGCAAACGATGCTAAAACTGTAATAGCTGTTATACCGACCATTAACGGATTTGCTAAAAAAGCTGCACGCATCATTTGCAATTCTGCTGTCGCGGACCTAACAAGGTTTCGATACGTAGCCATCAATACATTAGATTTTACTAAGCCTACATTAGCTGCGGATTGTACGGTCGTATTTTCTACATATGCATTTCTTAGTGTCAATTTAGCTGATGCTAATTCTTTTTCTGCTACGCTAAGTTGTTTTGTTAAAATATTCTCTTGCTGCAATAATGCTTCATATTGTGCCATCCCTGCTATTCGCGCACTTCCAGACATTCCTTGTAAACGTGTAGCCAATAACTCCCTTTCTGCAACAGTTTGCTGTTGTGCAATACGTATGTTATCTACCCTTAGTTTCATTGCTTGAAACTCAACAGTTGCTTGTCTTAATGCTTCTGTTGTTTGATCTCTCATTGCTAATGCTCGTTCACGAGTAGCTTGTATTAATTGCTTTTCCTGCTGAATTTGCTGATACTTATCTGCTTCTGTTTTAATTCTATTTTGTACATTTGGTAAACTTTTTAATGCAATAATTCCTGCCCCAACTGCCAATAACGACTTAGCTAAAGTATCAAAATTATCTGCTAAATACAGAATGACGTGAGCCAACTTATCCGTACCTTCTACGCTTGTATTTAGCTCACCAATCCATTTAGTTGCTGCTGTACTTAAATTAGTTAATGCTTGACCTGTTGTTACAGACATACTATTAAAATCATTATCTACCTGATTTTTAACTTTCTCTAATGCTGGAATTAATACATCTGTAGTTAATTTTCCTTTTGATGCTAACTCCCGTAATTGTGAAATAGTTACACCTAAGCCATTCGCAATCGCAAGTGCTAAACCTGGGGTTTGCTCCATAACAGAATTAAATTCATCCCCTCTAAATACACCACTTGCTAACGATTGCCCAAACTGAGTAAGTGCTGCTTCTGCGGAGGCGGCGCCTGTTCCAGAAAGTGCAACAGCTTTGGATACCGTCTCTGTTAAACTTATTACTTGTGATTGACTAATTCCTAGCTGTTGTGCATTTTGAGCAAAACGTTGATACACTTGAGCTGTCGCATTCACACTCTGCCTAGTTTTTATTGATATATCAAAAACTGATTGCATTGCTCGCACACTTTTAGCAGAGTCTTCGCTAACTAATTTCATTCTATTATGAATTTCAGTATATGAATCTGCATATTGTGCTAATTGTCTAATCCCAGAAGTTAATTGTTGTGCACTCAACCATGTATTAGTCCATTTTGCCGATCTTTCTAAGATAGATAGACTATTTTCAATAGATTTAAAGGATTTATTCGTTTCCGTAGCGAAATTACGAGCTTTAACTATCGATTGCTCAAGACCTTTACTGAATTGCACACTATTTAAGCCCAGTAAGATATTCAGCTGACCTAGCGAACCTGCCATATTAATTTCTCCCATAAAAAAACCTCGCAAAAGCGAGGTTTTCTCTAACATAAACTTATTTTTTATTTTTAGGTTTCAGATACCAATATAATAAAGCAGTTCCTCCACCACCAACGACCAATCCTATAAGTAATGACTTGATCACTATCATTCTAGCTGATCCGTTTTCTGGTAAAAAAAACCAATCTAACCATCCTATCGCGAAAACGATAAACACAGGAACCATTAACCAAACAATAATATAAAGCCAAAAGCCGATAATCTCAGTAAAAAGATAATCCACTTGTTTGCTATATTTTTTCAT